CCCCAAGTTCCCCGAGCTGGTGAAGAAGGGCAAGATGAACTGGCCTTTCGTTGACAACGAAGACAAGGTTGACGACGACGACAACCCAATCCCCGGCTTCGAGAATCCAGGCTGCTCTGTGGGCTTCAAATCCAAAGACAAACCCGGCATCGTGGACGCTGACGCTGAGCCTATCATGGACAAGTCGGAAATCTACGACGGTATGCGTGCCCGTGTTTCCTGCCGTCCGTTTGCCTACGACAACGAGTCCAAGGGCGTGGCCTTCTACCTGATCAACGTGCAGAAGCTGGACGACGGCGACCGTCTGTCTGGTGACCCAGCAGCCGAGGACGACTTCAAGGCAGCGAAGGGCAAGAAACCCGCTGGCGAGCCTGCACCCAAGAAGGCTTCCCGCAACGATGAAGACATTGACGATTTGCTCTAGAATGTGAGCACACCGCGCCTCAGGGTTCTGAGGCACTCAACTTAACCGAACTGGAGTATTTCACATGAGCAAAGCAAACGATATCGACGACCTGTTGGGCGACGCACCTGCAACCAAGGCACCAGCTAAGAAGGCTGCTGCCAAGACCAAGGCTGCACCCGTGGCTGAAGCCAAGCCTGCTGCGAAGAAGGCAGTCGCCAAGGCCGAACCCGAAGCCAAGGCACCAGCTAAGAAGGCTGCTGCGAAGAAGGAAGAAGACCTGCTGGGTGAAGCACCTGCCAAGGCAAAGTCTGTGAAGGCCCCCATCAGCTTCGCTGAAGGTGAGCGCCAGACCATCGCCGATGCCGTGACTGCACACTTCAAGCGCAGCAAGAAGGGCATCAACAGCAAGGACCTCGCAGCCAAGCTGGAAACCGAAACCCGCAAGCTCCGTGTTGTGTTGTACGCACTGGTCACCAAGGGTGTTGTGTCCCTCGAACCCGGCGCAAGCAAGGTCGCTGGCATGACGGTCTCCCCGGCCTAATAGCTGGCCTTCACCCTCGTGTGGCCCCGTTGGTATTCGTACCTCGGGGCCACAGTTACTTTCGGGATTACAACATGCCAACAGAGATAGGCCACTTAGACTTCGAAACCTTCTCAGAGATAGACATCCGCAAGGTCGGGGCACACCGCTACGCACGGCACCCTTCCACGGAAGTGCTCATCGCCTGCTACCTACTACCCGGCATGGATGAGGTTGAGGTTTGGCTACCACGCCAGGAAGCCCCACCAGCGCGTCTAATGTCCTGGATTAGGCAAGGGGGTAAGGTAGGTGCGCACAACGCAGCCTTTGAGCGTTCTGTGTGGCGCTGGGCTCTTCGCCGCATGCACCCAAGCGTACCAGAGATCAAGGACAACCAGTGGGCCTGTACCGCAGCCAAGGCAGCAGCGTCCGGCCTGCCCCGTAGCTTAGAGAAGGCGCTGAAGGCTGCTGGCCTGGAGGTTGAGAAAGACCTGGAAGGTGGCAAGCTGATCAAGGTGTTCTGTGGGCCACGCAAGCCCACGAAGGCTGATGCACGCACACGGATACTCCCCGAGCAAGACCCACGGTTCCAGCGCTTCATCGAGTACTGCCAGCAAGATGTTCGTGGTGAGGTAGCTCTGGACGAAGCCCTGCCAGACCTGATACCTCGTCAGCGTCGCATGTTCCTGTTGGATATGGCTATGAACGACCGTGGTCTGCCGATTGACATACCGTTGGTGCGCAAGGCACTGAAGGTGGTCAAGTCGCTGGAAGAAGACATCGGCAGGCGTGTCAGTGCGCTGACTGGTGGCCTGAAGGCTACCCAAGTAGCCAAGATGATTGAGATGTTCGCTGAACGTGGGCTTGACATTGCGAACATGCAGAAGAACACCATCGAGGAAGCGCTGAAGGACTCCAAGCTGGACGCTGGCACCCGTGCTCTGCTGGAGCTCCGTGTTGAGGCAGGCAAGGCCAGCACCAAGAAGCTCATCAGTATGATGGCCTGCGCCGACCCCGACGACTGGGTGGTGCAAGGGGGCTTCCTCTACCACGGTGCCCACACGGGTCGCTACGCTGGCCGACTGGTGCAGCCGCACAACTTCATCCGGGGCATGCTCAAGGACCACCAGCGCGACATGGTGTTCGCCCTGCTGGAGTACGAAGATGCAGAGTTGTTCACACTGCTGTACGACAAGCCGATTGACGTCATCAGCCAGTGCATGCGAGGCTTTATCCGTGCTCCCAAGGGTTACGAGCTGGCTGTCGTCGACTACACGGCTATAGAGGCACGTATCCTGGCATGGGTAGCAGGCGAAGAAACCATCCTGGCTGCATACCGCAAGGGTCTGGACGTGTACAAGGTCATGGCGGTGACGCTGTTCCAGCTGAAGGACGTGTCTGAGGTATCTGACGAGCAGCGTCGCATCGCCAAGAACTTGGTGCTGGGTTGTGGGTATCAACTAGGTGGCGTGAAGTTCGTTGACTACTGTGCCAACGCTGGCGTGATCATCACCGAGGAGTTCGCCAAGAGCGCTGTGACCACGTACCGCAAGGGCGTCCCGGCCATCGTTGCAAGCTGGAAGACGGTGGAGAACCTTGTGGCTATGGCTATCAGGCATCCAGGCACCACGTACGAAGGACTCACGTGCAAGTTCTACATGAGCAGCCATTGGCTCTGCATCGAGCTGCCCTCCGGCCGGAGCATCCGTTACCCGTATGCGCGTGCTGTGCCTGTAGAGCGTTGGGGCAAGCCAGCGTACGAGATCAGCTTCCGCACCGAGATCAAGGGTCAGTTCGTACGTGAGAAGACCTACGGTGGCAAGCTGATTGAGAACATCGTGCAGGGCATCGCCTTCGACGTGATGCAGGAAGGCATGTTGTCCGCTGAGACCAACGGCTACCCGGTCATCGGCACCGTACACGACGAAGCGCTGACACTACGTAAGGTCGGCACCAGCAACATCAAGGAACTGGAAGCGTTGGTCTGCAACGTGCCAGCATGGAGCAAGGGCATGCCTCTGGCAGCGAAAGGGTTTATATGCGAACGGTACAAGAAAGACTAACTAGCGAAGCCACGGTAGAGAACCATCTGCGCAAGGGCGTCAAGCTGTTGCGTGGCCTATGCATCAAACTCAACCCGTTCAGCGCACGGGGCATCCCCGACAGGATGGTGCTGTTGCCTGGAGGGGTTGTGCTGTTCGTGGAATTGAAGAGGCCTGTAGGCGGTAAGTTTGAACCGCTTCAGGAACGTATTCAAGACAAGCTGCGTAAAATGGGGTTTACCGTCGTGGTGTGTTACACCAAGACACAAGTTGACGAACTACTGAAGGAATACCATGTTGAAGGCTAAGGCGTATGTGATGATAGATGGCATCTGGGTGCAGGTTTACCCGGCAGACACGTGGCTGAGCTGGGTAGGCTACGGTACTGCCTTCGCCCTGTTGTGCGTTACCATCGGTATCTGGCTGTGACGCTTCAGCGCAAAGACCTTCGCAAGTACCAAGGCAAGGGCGTGGACTTCGTCAAGAAGCACCGTCGTGCTGGCCTGTTCCTGGACATGGGCTTGGGCAAGACCATCATCACGCTCACTGCTGCTGTTGACCTGCTGAGTGCTGGTGTGGTGAACCGTATCCTGTTGGTGGCACCGTTGCGTCCTGCTCAGGGCGTGTGGCGTCAAGAAGCGAAGAAGTGGCAACACACGAAGCACCTGACGTTCAAGATGCTGACTGGCAACGAGCGTCAGCGCCTGATGGCCCTCAACAGCAGCGCACAGATACACGTGATCAACGTGGACAACTTCCGTTGGTTGCTGAACGTGTTGCGTGGACGTGCTCGCAAGTACGGATGGCCTTACGACATGCTCGTCATCGACGAGTCCAGCATGTTCAAGACGCCCAAGAGCAAACGCTTCAGTTCTCTACGCTACCAAGTCAAGCGCTTCGACCGTCGTGTGATTCTGACTGGCACACCTGCACCCAAAGGTCTGCTGGACTTGTGGTCACAGATATTCATCCTGGACGAAGGCCAGCGTCTGGGTGCTCAGGTGGAGCGCTACCGTAGTAGGTTCTTCACGCCGGGTAAGGAACGTGATAACGGTTCACGCACACAGTTCGGGTACACGCCTGACCAGACCGCCGAGCAACAGATTACCGAACTCATCAGCTCGCTGGTGCTCACCATGCGTGCCGAGGACTGGCTGGAGCTGCCCCCCACCATCAAGCAAGAGGTCTACGTTGACCTGCCTCCTGCAGCACGGAAGACGTATAAGCAGCTCGAGAAGGAGATGTTCCTTGAGATGGAGATGGGCAGCACCGAGGCCCTCAGCGCAGCCAGCTTGTCGTCCAAGTGCTGGCAGCTAGCCAACGGGTTCATCTACCTGGAAGACGACGCTGGTGCCAAGACGTGGCAGGCAGTGCACGACGCCAAGATGGAAGCCTTGCACGAGGTCATCGACGGTGTTGGTGGCAATGTGCTGGTGGCCTACTGGTTCAAGCCCGATCTGGCACGCCTGAAGAGCATGTTCCCCAAGGCACCAGCTATCGCCGACTGCAAGAACGAACGAATGCTCGCCAAGCTGCAAGACGAGTGGAACGCTGGCAAACACCCCGTGATGTTCGTCCATCCGCAAGGTGCAGGCCACGGACTGAACTTGCAAGGTGGAGGCAACACCATCGTGTTCTACAGCATGCTCTGGGGACGCGAGTTCTACGCTCAGGTGATCGAGCGCATCGGGGCAGCACGGCAGATCAGTACAGGGCGTGACCACGTGATGGTGAAGCACATAATCGCACGAGATACCGTGGATGAGGTTATGCTGCAGACACAACGGGTGCGCCATGCGGACGAACGGGCAGTATTCAAGATGCTCAAGGAATACCGCGAAGTTCAAGAATTGTTGGCATAGGCTTTTCATCAACCGATACCGTAGGTATCACAACAGGAGATAGACGTGAATGTAAAATCTTTGGTAGCCACAGACCACACGGGTGACTGGCGCAAGTTCGCTAACCAGATGTTCAAGCTCGAGGACGCTGACCCCGGATACATGCTGCTGGCACGCGCTGAGATGGATGATGCCAAGAAGCTGCGCTACATCATGGCGTGGTGCACGTTCTACAATCCGGGTCTGGCAGCGCGTGCAAGCGACTTCCAGGGTGCCAAGTTCTACGAGTTCCTGCGATACGTGTACCCGCATGCCAAACGTGCTTCAGAGCGTCGGCACTTCCGTGGGCAGGCAGGGCTGAAGGCGATGGCGCAGTGGCAGAGCCTGTACCCCAAGCCAGAATCTATGGTGGAAGCCTGCTTCGCTTCGTCGTACATGGGCGTGCGCAAGAACATGAGCCACATGACGCAGATGGGCGACTACTTCTACTGGAAGCTGGCCGACATCCAAGACACGGTGTTCCACAAGCCAGTGGACTTCACCGGGTGTGAGAAGTACATGCCGAAGGTGCCGAAGCAGGGTGCAGACATGATCGGGGACATGGAGAACACCTTCGAGCTGGAGGCTATCATGGCCATCGTGACCAAGCACATCGGCAAGCTGGATCATCCGTTCACTGAACGCAAGCTGGCTCTGCAGGAAGCTGAGACTGTGTGCTGTGTGTTCAAGCAGCACGTTGTCGGCGATTACAAGTTCGGCTTCCGTAGTGCCAAGGCATATAAGCGCTTGAAGGGCATGGTTGCAGAGACCCCAACGACACAAGTCCTGCTGGATGGCCTGTACGCTGGTGGCATCTGGGACGAAGAAGCACTGGTGGCGGTAGGAGAACACCTGTGACCACGCTCGTCTACGTGCATGGCACCAACGGAAGTGGCAAGAGCACCCTCGCCCGTGCTGTGCTGGCTGCTGCTGGTGGCGCCTTTGACGTGTGCAAGCTGGCAGCTACACCCAAGGCTACATGGACACGCACTGGCGCAGAGGGCGTGGTCCTGGCTGGCAAGTACGGCACCGCTTGTGGAGGCGTGGATGGCATGCAACCCTACGCAGCCCTGCACGATGTGCTCCAGTACAACGTGCAGGCGAAGTGCAGTGTGTTCGCTGAAGGTCTGGTCACTCCAGGCGTTGACACGTGCGCAACGTTCGCCAGCTACTTTGACCGTGCTGTGTTCATCCTGCTGGATACGCCTGAAACCGACTGTATCCTGAACGTGCTGAAGCGCCGGAAGGCCAAGGGCGCCACGAAGCCCTACGACCCCAAGAACCTGTACCGCAAGCTGGCCAGCGCACGTAGCTGGGCAACACGTCTTGAACGAGCAGGTCTTGAAGTACACCGGGTACAATACCGTCAGGCGTACAACATGGCGCTGGAGCTGCTGGGTCTCCCCGAACCCAGCGTAGATGATCTTCTCTGAAAGGCAACACAACATGAACGACAACCGTTATGGCGCTATCCTGCGCGTCAACAACGTCAACGAAGCCCTGCCTCTGGGCTTGACCCTGCTGCAAGAGCGTGGCGTGCTATCCGAGTCCCGTGGCTTGACTACCATGCGGGTTCCAGGCCCCGTGAGTACGGTGTACTCCAACCCACGTCAGCGCGTGCTATTCGATACCATCCGTGACGCTAACCCGTTCTTCCACTTGATCGAGTCCTTATGGATTCTGTCTGGCAGCAACCGGGTTGAGCTGCCCAAATACTTCTTAGACAACATCAGTCAGTTCAGTGACGACGGTGTGGTGTTCCATGGCGCGTATGGGCACCGTCTGCGCAACGCCTTCGGCTTTGACCAGATTGAGCGTGCCTGTGATATGCTGAAGCGCAAGCCAGACACACGGCAAGTCGTGATGAGCATCTGGAACCCCATCATGGACCTGGACAAGTCGACCAAGGACATGCCCTGCAACGACATGGTCATGCTGGACATCGTGGAAGGCCAGCTCAACATGACGGTGTGCAACCGAAGCAACGACGCTGTGTGGGGTGCCTACGGTGCCAACGCAGTGCAGTTCAGCATCCTGCAAGAGTTCATCGCGATCATGGTGGGTGCGCAGGTAGGCTACTACGTTCAGCAGTCCAACAACTACCACGCCTACACGGACAACCCGTTCTGGCTGAAGTTCCGCGAGGGGGAGTACGAGCATGGTCACGTTCACAACCCGTATTCCATGGATTCGGTACATCCGTATCCGCTGGCTGCTGACGCGGAAGATGCACTTATGCTGTACTACGATTGTATTCGTATGGCGACGCAGGTAGAGCAGGGTGAAATCCTTGCCCACGTTGAGTACGTGTCTGAGTTCGGGCGTAACGTGGTTGCTCCCGTTGTGCGTGCGTACGATATGTATAAGGCGAAGCTCTACGCCAGCTCGTTGGCGATCATCCAAGAGCTGCCTGCTGAGGACTGGCGACTTGCTATGTTCGAGTGGGTGCAACGTCGTGCTCACCGTGCATCTGATAAGAAAGTGGTGCTAGCATGAAAGCCCTCGTAGAAGCCACGCTGTACCGTGATGCTGGTGCAGTGCAGCGCTACCACGTCAAGCGCACGCACCGCAACCAGACAATCGCAGAACACACGTTCGGCATGCTGATGCTCATCAAGCAGGTCAACCCGTTGTGCACCAAGAACCTGATGAACGCTGTGTTGCACCACGACCTCCCCGAGCTGTTCACTGGTGACATACCTGCCCCCATCAAACGGGTACACCCAGAGCTGGGACCGCTGATGGACAGCATCGAGGAAGACCTGAAGCCTCTGTACCAGGACTTCCAGATCACTGTGCCTGAAGCCATCCTGCTGAAGTGGGCTGACCGTATGGAGCTGGTGCTGTGGTGCCTGGAAGAAGTCCGTATGGGAAACGTGTACTGCCGCCCAACGGTAGCGCGTGGCCTTGGCTGGATACTGATGGCAAAGATGCCTGATAACGCACAGGAGTTGACTACCGAAGTGGTGGCCGACGCCTGGACCCTTGGAATCACGCCAGCAACAGGCGCAGAACTGGAGATGAACGCATGAGCACCGCGAACAACACCCAAGTGGGGGGCACCCACTACAAGAACCCGTTCCAGCACTGGGACCTCTGCCACGAGTTGGACCTTGGCTACTTCGAAGGCCAGATCAGCAAGTACATCACACGGCACCGCTTCAAGAAGGGCCTGGAGGACGCTGAGAAGGCGCTGCACTTCTGCTCTAAGCTGATTGAGCTGGCACGTGACGGAGGTCGTCAGCCTCGGCACCGTGTGGTCAGCTTCGCACGCATGACGCAGTACGCTGAAGCGAACAATCTGTTGCCTATCGAGTACGCTTGCATCAACTCCGTGTGTAACTGGCAGTTCGTCGAGGACCTGACTATGTTGCAGGCACGCATTGAGCGCCTGATCACTGAGTCGTACCCACTGGACGACGGTAGTGAGCCGGGTGCTGGCTACGTTGACCAAGGCAAGGACATTTGAATACCCCTACGTATTGATAGGGCTTTAACGAAAGGTCTTGGTGGAGTTCTTGAACGTACGAAAATGCGTTCACTGAGCAGCATTCCGCAGCTCGGAACCCTGAAAGGAACTCCACCATGTCCAAGACCACCACTCCCGTTGTAGCAGCAACACCAGTAGCCACTTCACACAAGCTGGCACCCACCATCACCAGCAAGGCGAAAGCCAAGTCCGTCGCAGCAGCAGACGGTCGCAAGCGCCCAATCGTGGCCATCAACGAAGACGGTAAGCTGGTCGTATGCTGCCGTCGTACCGCCAAGAAGAACGGCTGGGATATCCAAGAAGTGCTGTACGAACGTGCCAAGACCGTGAAGGCTGAAGCACCCGTTGTGCCAGCACCAGAACCCAAGCATGAACGTCGTGCTGCTGCGCCTCGTGCCAAGAAGGTTGATGCTGCTGTTGATGAAATCCTGGGCAGCTAACGAAAGGTCTTGCGAGCCTCCTCGGAGGTTCGTGACAACACTTATATCAACAACCCGGAGCACCCCATGACAGATACTCGCCACCTAGATACCGCCATCTCAATTCTCAAGGGCACCGAAGGCTCCAAGCGTGCCAAGCGAGTAGCACAAGTGGAAATCATCGTGGGAGCCTACGGTAAGGCGTACACCATCCAGATGAACGGTAAGGTGCTGGAAGAAGGCGTAGGTACTGCCGAGTACGCCATGGAGCGTGCCAACGAGCGTGCAAGCCGTATCCGTGCGCTGGGCAAGACCGTTGTGGTTACAGCCTACTAGCCAGCGAAGGCCAAAAACATCGTAAGGTCGGTTTTTTAGCAGCTTACCTAGGCTACCCCCTAGGCAAAATCAAGGCCCCAAGAGGGGCCTTTGACTTGGATACCATTGGTATCTCAGGGGCTTGGGGTAGGGGTGCTCTGTGCCAGCAGCTCCGTCTTCCGGCCGGAGTCCCGTGTGGTGCCAAACCAGAAGGCCATGACAGCCCCCCAAGCTGTACCCAGCGACCCTAGCATCAGGAGCAGGGCTTGCGAGTTATCTACCTTCAGCCACCCCAGCATCATCCCGACGAGGATACCAAAGTACCCCAAGGTAACGCCGATGGATAGCAGGGCAGGCACGGGGCTAGGCTTGCTCACCTGCATACCCCGTGCGTCCTTGCGGTCGCCTGCTGCGAGGGTTTCCATGTCGGTGATCTGCTTGAAGCCCAGAGCCTGCATCTGTAGGGCGAAGGCTTGGTCAGCGTTCTTCAAGACCAGCATCTGCTCTGGTGTGGCACCCGAGAGCGCCTGCTTCACTGAGTCAACCGTCTTCGTTGATAGGCCCAGAGCGTTGGCAGCAGCTTCCACCGCCATGCCACCCAGCGGACCACCCAAGGCAGTACCAATCCACGGTGCGACCGTGCTTACGAGTTTCGTCCAGTCCATCAGAGACCTCTTACACGGTTGAGTTGCCATCCGAATTCGAATGACTCCTGGGTTACGTTGGCTTCAGCCAGCTCGATATACCGCACCGACTGCTGAGCGTTGAGCATGCGCACCAGCACCGTCTCGCCTGCCTTGCCCCGTGCTGCCAAGAACGCCTTGAGCGCTGCGATGGTCATGTTGCCCACGCCACCATCAACGGCGATGTTGGGGTACGTCTTGTCGCCTTGGTTCAGCACGTTCAGCGCACGCTGGAGGAACTTGCCTGCCGTTGCTGTGCCCATGTTGACCCCGGTATCCAGCAGCTCTTCTGCCACCAGCTCGCTGGCCATATCGACGTCGTCGAAGCGTGGTTGGTGCCAGTAGCGCTGAGCGTAGATGTCCCGAGCTACCTGCTGTGTCATGGAAGCCATAGGCCCCGTGTATCCGAAGGCCCGAGCTACTGCAACGGTGATGCCGAAGTTGGTTTCTCCACCCTTATCGTTGGGGTCGTTGGTGTAACCCCCTTCCCGCTGAATCAGAGCAGTGATTGTGTCAGTGATATTCATTTATCAACCTTTCCATCCAGTTTATCTTCGATTCTATCTAACTTGGCGAATATAGCGTTGGAGAGCTTATCGATATCATCTTTCTTGACGTATACGCCTGCTACCAGCACTTCTATCTTCTGCATCTTATCAGCTAGTTCAGTGTCTGACTTCTGCAAGAATTTGATACTGTCCCGGAGTGAGTTAAGAACCCACCCACCTAGAAAAGCTACTAAGGAGAGAGCGATATTGAACGCGATTTGTATATCCATTTAAACCTCTGGTTAGATAGCGATAACGAGCTTGAACTGGCCAGTACAGTTATTACCGTTCTGAGCAACTCCAAGATATTGGAAACATAGGAACGCTATACTCGAACCGTAGTCACAGTATATGTAGTCAAGAGGAGTTGACGCTCCTGTAATAGCTTTTGCAGAAGAGGACTGGGTGAACGTTGTGATGAACAGACCAACACCGTTCAGTGTGATCTTCACCCCTAATGGGTCAGTGGCTACACTGGTGATATACTTAGTGGCATTCGGGCCAGCAGTCCAGGTCAGCACGCCTGCTGCGAGCGTGATATTTACGATCAGTTGCAACCCGAGCATCGCGCCACTGACTTTTGCCTGCCCTACTGGAACGGTTACATTGTTGTGTCCGAATAGTCGGTCAGTACTACCAACGATTCCGACCTGACTTCCTGCGTATGGAGCTACCGAGGTTAGTTCCACGTTATTTCCAACAGTAGCGGTATTCGCACCACCACTAGCCGAGTTACTCAGCCCATAGGTGAATGCGCCTTTCACCTCGTTTCCAGTAATCGTACCTGAGACAGCGTCTGTTCCAGACCAGCCAGCGATTATACCGTAACCGCCTAGGTACGATATATTTTGAACTACGTTTCCGGTGCAAGCTACCCCACTCAACGTTCCCGAGAGCTGGAGGCCTACCCCGACAGGATTAACTCCTGGGAATGATGCTGTGCTTCCAGGCGGAACGCCTACCTCTGTAACTACGTTGCCCGTCACGGATACGTTACCAAAGAACGACCCACCACCGGAGGGGTTATGCTCAATGAATATGCCCGCACCTTGCGCAGTGACTGGGTACGTTATGTAACTAACGTAGTTATTGGATACGACCAAGTTCGACATGAACCCAAGTGATCCAGTAACCAGCGTGATGCCATACCCACTATTCGATATGATATTGCCTGTCACTATCGCGGAGTTTAGTGAGTGAGCGTCGATGCCTTTACGCTTGTTTCCTACACAGTGGTTATCACACAAGTTGACATTGAACGGAGACGTACCGTTATTAGACCCGATGCCATAACCAGGATCAATATCAGTATGCGTGAACGCTGCATTGGGATGCCCGTTGTTGTACAGGTAATTACCCTTGACGAACAGATCGTTCACAGCGTGGTATTCGATACCTGCGTTGTAGTTATCATGAATGTAGTTATCGTAGATATACACTTTGCTCGGAGCAGTCCAGCCATAGCTCTCGGTCAACCCTGAGTTGATTTGAACGCCATCACCATTAAAACCGTACATCTCGTTGTTACGAACAGTAATCCGAGTAGACCCGTTATCGATGAACACCGCGCTGCCAGTGTTTGCCACGTAGCCACCACCAGTCCAGTACCCCCACGTGCCCGCAGTACCCCCACCGACTTGTGGGAATGCACCACCGTAGCCACCAGTAGTAAACGCATGTGTATCACGTGAGTTATTTCGTGCTGGGCCGTTCACCAGAGAGCCGGGGTCGTAGTATCCTTGTGTGACAGTACCCTTCTCTCCTCGACCCGTTGTCCCGTCGAGAGCTGGGAAGGCACCAGGACCAGCGAATTTGAACCCGTACACGGTGATATCACTAGATGCCAGGATATCCAGGATACCTTGAGCGTGAGCATTGACTTTTAGTGTAGCTCCATGACCTGCGAAGGTTAGACCAGCACGATTGTTCACGAGCAAGCAAGGCTGCTCTCCAGCGGTATTTCCACCTCGAACAGGATATACCACAGCAGACAGAGCAGTGTTTTTACTGAGCTTGTAAATAGCACCAGGAGTACCCCATATCTCAGCACCGTTCGGTGCTGCATCGATCATCTTTTGCCACGACAGGGTATCGTCGGTAACACCATCACCCACAGCACCGTAGTTTTCTGGGAATACCATAGAACGACGGAACTGCGCTTGAACTGTAGAAGCTACTGCCCCAACACCAGAAGGGATATACCCAACTAGAGAGGACCCGGTAGACGCAGCTAAAGAGTTGTTGATATTATCGGTACTCACGATACCATCGACAGTCCATATAGTTACGTCTGAAGCATCCTTCAGAATGGCTTTATACGACCCAGACCAAAAGATGGTAGCTTCTCCCCGAGCGTCCAGCACAACTGGATTCGTATTCGGGGTTGCCCCTGCTGCGTCCTGGTAAGTTGGCCGAGGGTTGCTGGTGCCTGCGTCGTATGTGTACAGCTTGCCTCCGATCAACGGAGCGCCTGCGCTGGTGTTGAAACTTTGCTTGCCCTCGGGCATTAGTGTAGCCATGTGTGAGCTCCTGTTAAAAATATTCCGATGAGTATACTACTAGCCATCTTCCTGAAACCATTTATTGCCGTTGTAATTCTCGTCCCAATACGGGTTGCAGTCGAGATATTGCGCAGCCGGATGAGGGATGGCAAACTCAAACGACTGCTGTTCTTACCGTTGTCCCGCAATGGCCGCAGCCGGGATTGACGTCTTCATAGCCTGTTCCAAATACGGGATAGCGTCACGCACCGACTGAGGTAAGCTCTGCGGAGCAGTACGGGCAGCTTGCAGCGCTGCACGAGCCTTGGTAGGATCGAGCAACAGATCAGCCAGTACCTTCTGAATCTTAGGTTCGGCCACACCGTTGTAGGCGAACTGCACTGGACGCATAGCGGTATTCAGCAGCGTAGATTCAGCCCATGACTGAGGCAACCCTGTAGGTCCGAGGATTTGACGCAACACGTTCTGGGATGCCAGACGCTGTGCCGTTGCACTGCCTGGACCGTTGGCTGCACGAGCCACCGCTGCCCCCTTGTCCAGCTCCTGCCCCACTGCCATCACCTTGGAGAACTGGTCAGGGTCTAGCACCTCAGAGAGCTTGCCTAGGTCGCGACCTGTAGCACCCTTCACCGTTGCTTCTTCATTCTTCAGCAGGTTGACGAACTTGTCAGGCATCAGGCGTGGTGTACCGCCAAGATCACTTGTGGCGCTGGTGCCCTTGCGGAACAGTGCGTCAGCCACATCCATCTGGTTCAGGGGCTTGCTCATTGCCGCGTACGTGCCACGAGCTTCGGCGTAGTCAGGAGCCATGCGCTCGATGAAGGTAACGAGGCGGTCGCGTGCCGTCTTGATGGACATGGCCTTGTTGACCGCAACGGCAGAACCGCCCTTGCTCGCAGCCTCGATAGCATCGTCCATAGCCAGCTTCATCAGGTGCAAGCCTTCCACACTGCCATCAGGCTTGTTGAGGTTCAGCCCTTGGTTCTTGGCGATGGTCTGGGCTTCTTTCAGCGCATCACGGATAGCAGGAGTTTGCATCAACTTCGTGACCTCGCCCCGTTCAGCCGCTGACATGGTTTTCATATCCATCTTGGTAGCGAACGCCTTGCCATACTGTTCCTTCGCAGTGCCGTTGCGCATGGCAGCAGCGAAGTCACGGGCACCATCAACACCGGACAGTTCACGCAGAGTGCCCACTCGGGCAGCGTTGTTCTCAACTTCACGAGCAACGAACTTATTGGCGATCTCTGGGTCAAGGCTACGTACTGAGTCCTGCAGGCGAGCAGCACCAGCAGCCCCCTCCGGCCGGACAATCCGTTCTGCCATCGTTGGGACAGCCCCTGTGACCGTAGGTGCGTTGCTGACGCCTGCAAGGTCACCCGCTTGAATACCAAATCGGTCCAGGGTGCGTCCGGCAATGGCCTGTCTACCCTTGTCTGTAAAGGGCTCTACCAGCGCCTTGGCACCCTTGGCACCAGCAGCCAGCACCCGACCTGCCACCACACCACCAGCACCAGCAGTCGCACCGACAGCAACGTTCTTCAGCCGGGACTCGTCGCTGGCAACAGGCTGGATAAGCCCCATACCAGCACCCGTCAGGGCAGCACCAGCAAGACCCTGAGCACCGGGTATGAACACCGTAGGTAGAGCAGCCGCTACGTTGCCTGTGACGTTACCCACGGTGCCAGCAGTGGTCCGCATCAACGGAGCGTCCAGACGCTTGGCTTCGTCCACTTCCTCCTGGGATACGAGACCCACCATCTGGCCCACACCACGACCCAGATCAGCGAACGCCTTGCCCGTGCCTGCGAGGAACTTGTCCGTGGGGCTCATGCCTTCTGTCGGGTCGTAGGCCTCAGCAGGAGCAGCCTGAGCAGGCATGGTCTTCAGGTAGGCCCCGAGCTTGCGCACAGAGGCCGAATCACCTGCCTTGTCAGCAGCGCGGATAGCCTGGATGATTTCGTCTTGTGTAGCCATCATTTGCCTCCATGCTTCTTGAGAATGGCTGCGATGTCGTCTGGCAGACCAGAGGCATCACCTGCACCGGGTTCGAGAGAGTTGCGCTGCTTGGCAGGCACTTCAGCCAGGATGCCCTTCGTAGCGAGCTGCCTGTTCTGGCTCTTCTGCTGAATGACCGCCTGTGAATCACCCACGGCTGGGAAGTACTGCTTCCGAGCATTCTCAAACTCAGATTCGGCAATGGCAGCACCAGACTCACGACGCAACACAGCGTTGATGAAGTCTCGTTGTGCCTGCTCCACCTTCTGTTGCTGAGGCGAAGACATGTTGTTGGCAGCAGCACCAGCAGCCCCACCCACCAGCGGGATGCGCTCGACGACGTTTTTCATAACCGAAGGACGCACCGTACCTTGGAGCGCCATGTCGCCCAGCACCTTCTCAGCCGCTTGCATGCGGGAGCCGAACAGCAGCGCCTTGGACTGCACATCGTTCAGGCCTACGTTCTTGCCTTGCACCTGAGCACCGTTCATGGTAGCAGCAGGACGAGCCAAGCCTGTACCCTTGTCGATGAGCATGAACCCATCAGGGCCTTCCACCACTTGCGTGCGTGCCGACGTCTGGGCGATACCGTTCGCGTCCACTGCCCGTGCGTTGACAAGGTTCTGCCCACGAACCTGTGTCGCGTTGCTCTGATCCTGGCCTGGAGTGGTCTGCATCTTGATGGGTGCAGGCCCTTGAGGGTTCGTGTACGGGTTCGTGTCAACGAACTGTGTGGTCTTGCCATCGTTGACCTCGGTGCGCTTGGGTGCCATCATCTCCATGCGCTTGCCTGCTTCCATAACCTCCATGCCTTTCTGCACGAGGTACTGACGCAGCCGCACGGGGTCACCGGGCAACTCACGGATAGCCTGTTGCCCCTGCTCAGGGGTTACGATGCCTCGGTTCACCAGACCCACCATCGTCTGGATGACTTCATCATGTGTGGTGTTGGGGTTAGCCAGCAGCGAGCTGAGGGCAGCGCCAGAGGCTTCGATCTTGCTCTTGGCAGTCTTCCACTCCAGCTCGCCTGTCTGAGCACCAACGTGCTTGACGTCTGCCGTGGCTTTATCAGCTTCAGCGAACTGCTTCTGCATGGCTGGAATCTTAGCACCCAGACCACGTTCAGCAGCAGCAGTGAACATACCCTGACGGTTGATAGTACCGTCTGGTCCGACGTTACCCTTGTACAGATCAGCCAGCGTGCGCTCCTGGTCCTGGGTCTGCCGAGCTTGCTGGATTTGCATCTGCTGGAGCTCTTGCTGGCCTGCGAGCTGGCGCAACGTGGCGACCTTGCCCTGTACGTCGATGGGGTTGTCCAGTTGGAACTGGCGACCCGACATCGCGATTGATGAATTTACTGGCATGTTATGTTCCCTTTCAACCGTAGAACGATGTACCGTCTGTCAACTGTACGCTGTTGCTCTGAACAGGCCGAGCAGCGTATGGGTTCGTGCCTTGATTCATGTACTGGCTGTTCATAGCCCAATTACCCAACGTGTTCGCTGCACCACTCATCGCGTTACCCTGCCCGACGTACCCACTGGCACGAGCGTTACCAGCACCGATCTGGTTTTCTGCGATGCTGGACGCCACTTGCGCACCTTGCGCACCAACTTGATTCGTAGCGGTCTGACCTGTACCAGCGATAGACGACAGACGGTTGAACCGTGCTGTGCGGTCTGCGTTGAATCGGTTGTAGGCGTTCTGGTATTCGCCAGAAGCGTAGTCCTGCCCGTAGCGTTGAGCACCCTTGATGGCAGCGCCACTGAGCGCGCCACCACGAGCAGCAGCACTGGCGTCAAGCCCTCGCTGGCCTTGCTGCATACGGAAGTCGTAGCCAGGATCTTTGGTGAAATCAGATAAGGTGAAATCACGGTTGAAATCACCGCCTGCTGATGTGCCTGCACTGAGTTGTCCCAAGGCAGAAACACCAGCGTCGCGCCACGGTTTCTGGTCCTCTCGATTTTGCTCGAACATCTTTAGCTGCGTAGCGTTAGCTTCTGCCGAAGATTGAACCTGTGCGTCAGCAGCGCTGCCAGCAGCCTTGCTACTCATCACCCCGCCGATGACTGCAGACCCTACGATAGCTGTTGCAATTCCACTCATGTTAGTACTCCTGTAGTTGAGCAGGTTATTCCGGATAGGCGCAGAGCCTGCCTGTAGTCTATTGTCACCTCATCTCCGTCTCGACCACCGTTGCAGCCCGATATGTCCTTGAGAGCTACGAGGCTGACATCACCACTACCATGGAGCCGCATATATGCGTTCGGTGTTTTTGAGTGGTTTGTGTACCGACCCAACGGGGTACGCAGTCCTTCGAGTCGTGCTGGTCCGATTACCTCATGGGCAGTTACGTTGGCAGTGGCGAACACGCCAGTACCGTGTATTGGGGACTGGCCGAGTTTGAACTTCTGGGCACCCTCAGGCATAGGACGCTGGTCGCTGGTGTTCTCGGACTGTGCCTGAACTGTTTCTGCCGAGAACCCTGACCTGAACAGTACATCAGCAAAGTCCACACGGTCTGCCTCATGCAATACGTATTCCGACTTCATACGCATCTCGTTCGCATCAACCCATGTCGGGGATTTATCCAGGAACATGCTTTCCAGTGCCTGCACATCACGTTCGGTCGTTGCGTAGATGTTCTGCCACACCACATCCTCCAGGATATACCCCATCTTGCGACCGGGTTTGCCTGTGAACATCAGGGGGGCCACTAGCTCCTGGGTAGAACCATCTTCTTGTAGCATGAGCACCCGGCCTTTAAGCATGATATTCACGTGCTCCTTGGTCTGGCGGTGCCCGATAGCGAACAGGCCAGCGCTCATAGACACTTCCCGTATGTATATGCCTGGACCAAAGTGGTGGACGACAGGGCAGTACGCCTGCTCTTGGGCCAACATGGTTTCTTCAGCGTGGTCGATACCTTGTGCAGTCAGACCACGCATGGCATCACCGAGTATGATAGATACTTCGTTCACCATGCTGGAATATACCGGGTTGTGCCGTTATCGTTGATAGGAATCCACTTGGTAGGGTTTCCAGCTACAGGCGCGTTGAGTAGGGTGCCAGCAGCAGCCGCAGCGCCATTGGTCAGTGCAGCAGAAGACCTGAGCATGACTCCTCCAGGTATAATCAGGGGTTTAGTGAAAGTGGCATTGGCATCACTGAGAGTTAGCTGCAGATTACCGTTCGCATAGAACGTCTGAAACCCACCCCACCCAGCGAAACCAGCGGAATGTCGGTACTCCCCTGCGCCTGCTTCGAACTGGCTAGAAGCGAATACCGTAGCTGGGCTGGAAGTATCTCTGAAATTGACACTACGAAAAGCACCTGCGGTGCCTATAACATTCAACCCAGTGAATAAGGCACTGCTGAAATACGTGAGTAGCGTAGCCTTCAGGTTAGCCCACGTCAGCTTCGCCAAGGCAAAGCTAGAAGCGCTATCCGCAAGGGGCAGCTCATCCGCGTCTACTGGTGTAGCCTTGGACGCAGCCGCGTGTGTAGCAGTAGCCACCAACGTGGCGTTCTGAGCGATAGCGTTATTCAGAAGCCCACGAGCCTCATCGTAGTGCGACATCAGCTTACCTCACGACCGCTTGCACGGATGGTGATGGCAGCAGCAGTACCCGCAAGAGTGCTGATGAAGTCGCCGGGGTTGAGCACGTGTCCGACTACTTCAGGGAACGTGTACGCCTCGCCGGGCTGCAACGTCTTGGCCGAGACGATCGTGTTAGAAGCGCTGGCAGCACCACCAGAGGCCACGAGTTTGATAGTCAGCGTAGCAACAGCGCCCGTAGTGTTGGTACCTGTCACCTTATCGATGATAGTGCGTGTACCCGTTGGTGCGGTATACTGAGTGGTCTCAGCGTTCTGTGCTTGCAAGGGTTCGAACAGGGGTTTAGCGGTAACAGTCATGGGGTTCTCCTAGATCATGGTGCCTTGACGGATATCGTCCAGGGCTTTCTTCAACTCGGCTACAGTTTCCCGTAGTTCGGATAACTCGGTTTGTAGTGCCTCCACTTGCACGAATTGTAGGTATGGTATCTGGCTAATATCTGTGTCGAGTTGTGGGACAGTGCCAGAGGGGGTTTGCCCGAGCGCTTGCTCAACGGAGAACAGCAGTGCGTTGGTTTCACTGCTGCCTGCATCTTCGAACAGGCTAGCTACGATATCAGGGGTGCTGGCACCAGTGGCACCACCGATACGGTCGAAGACCCCTTGGAAGAATAGGTACCACTCTCGTGATATCATACCTGTCCGAGGGTCCGTTAGCTGCACCCGTGGGGGTACGAAGTGTAGCGGGTCGCTCATGACATGCCCTCGGATAATTGCACGCTGGCACCGATGATAGCCACTCGTACGGGGTCTGTGATGGTGACTCTGAACACACGGTCTCGACTACGACCCAGCCTGCGCCATTTCACACGGGAGCGACGCTCTCCGAGCTTTCCGATAGATGCCCAAAGTTCGTTGCTCCAGGAGTAGCCACCATCAGTAGACCACTGAAGCATCGCCTTGGGGTCGCTGCCTTGACCAGTGACAAGCCCAACGCCTGTCTGCATATCTACCTGCAATGATGCGAAGAACTGTTGCTTGTAATCTGAGCTGGATATGTGGGGGCACGAGCGGATTCGTGCAATTGGGTCGCCATTGTCTGTGAAGTAGTCTAGATCGAGTACGTACAGTTCACCAGTTTCCCAGTCACCAACAATCGTTTCACCTGCGAAGGCCATCTGGCATATTGCACGATCTTGCTTCAGGTCGCCTGTAGCTGGGTCGCGCCATGCCCGTTCGTGCCATAGATTCACAGCAGCGTCGTATACCCACGTCTTCTGTGCAGTGGGGAAGTTCAGCACATAGAACATGTGCCCCTCTTGCTGATACGTGTACGCCACAGCGTCGTCGATGCGTGGCATCTGACTGATAGCGAACTCGAGTGCATGTGTGCTGATACGTTGTGGGGAGTACCCTTGCGCACGCTGCACCGTGCCGTAGCCGCGCTCATCAGCGGTGAGCCAATACACCGTGTTATCCATCTTGGCAGGACTGAACTTCGCAGCGCATCCTTGTTCAATGAAAGCACCATTGATGCGTTCGAACGGGAAGTCTACGTTGCCACTGTTAAAGAATACCTCAGTGCTGGTTTCCCCGAATAACCATATCTCTCGATGGTCCACCAACAGAGACAACAGCAAATCTGGGGCACCTTCAGCGGTAGCAAAATCCAATGGATCAATGGTCGTATCATACAACGCAGTTATTTGGAACTGACCAGTACCTGTCTTGTTGAATACGAAGTACCCATCTCCGAACTGCACCGTATCTGCACCTGTGAAAGCAGGGTTTACAATCTGTGCGAGCACCCCGGTTACGGGGTTCAAGGTGTACCCGTTGGGGCCTGTAACTATCATCACCGTTGTGCCGTTGCTGGCCATACTCACCGGGGTCGTGCGAGCATCGATTGTGCCTAGCAAAGTGCCAACACCTGAGGTATCAACCTTGTACACGTTGGCCCCCACGACTGCGAGACCAATAGCAGCAGTGAAGCGCAACAGTCCTCGCACGTTACCCCCTGCTAGGTTGCTCCACAATCGCTTACCTGGAGTACCCAACAGCATCACGACAGACTTGCTCGTGGGCGAACCTGTCTCGGGGTACAGGTTCACGCACCGTTCTGCGTCGAAGGCAGAGCTACGTGCCGTGTAGCTGGCACCTACGAATGGGAACTGAGCCATATCAGTACCCCCGTTGGTAGAGCGCCACTTGAGGCACGGTCAGCGCGTCGTCGTAACCTGCCACCAGCAGAGGCAGGTTCGCACGCTTGTAATCCCCCTTGGCATCAGCAGCCACCTGGATCACTGTGTTGCTGGCTTCCACACCGAACTCGGGTGCGAACTCCACTGCAAGACAGTACCGTATGGCCTTGACAAAGCCTGGAGGCCCTGTCAGCGTGTCGGTCGCCAGCACGGGGAAGCTCAGGATGCGGTTCATGGTCAGCGTCAACGGCATGGCAGCAGTTGGAACAGGCCACAGCGTGACAACACCGAGAGGGTATTCGTTCACGTAGAGCAGGCGCTCCACGATGGGCTGCTTCATCGTTTTCAGGTTGATTTCGTTGTACTGCTCCTGGCTGATAACCTTGATGGGGAAATCCACGCCAGAGAAGTTGCAGTAGGCGTCATCGATATCCTGAGGCCGGGTCGTAACCCAATTACCTGTAGGGCCGATGGTGTACACCGACTGATTTGCAACAGTGTTGAAGGTCTGGTTGCTGGAACCCCACACAGAGAGGGTTTCAGTGGACCAGTTCTCCAACATGTCGTTGAGCACCAGCAGACCGTCGGTGACCTCGTCAGCCGTTGGGGTCTCGCCAGTGGCGATAGCGCCGATAAGACGCATGGACGACCGTATGAGGTCGGATACAACGATACCGCTGGGCATGTGTGCTCCTTAGTTCTTGACAACAACGAAGTCGAAAGGCCACGTAGCACCAGCAGCGATGTTCACCGTTACGGTGAAGGAGCCTGCTGCTGTGACGACTGACCACAGAGTAGGAGTGCCAATGGCGCGGGGCTGGATGAACACATGGTCAGCAGCCGCAACAGCGGAACTGGTCACGACGACCGTGGTTGCAGCAGCCGCGATAGCTGCACGACCCGAACCAGAGTTGTTCGTGACGTTGCCTGGAGTACCCGAGGAGTCGGTACCAGTGATGGCCAGCGTGGTGAATGCACCCGTGTTGCGAGTGGCAGCGCCGACAGTCACGTTGTTGATAGACCCACCAGTGGCAGCGACGGCAGCAGGGTTGTAGGTCGAGTCCGTGAGTACAGGTGACGCACCCACGACATACTCTGTTTCACCTACCTGTGACAACACCTGGACCGTTGTAGCAGCCACGTAGGGGCCAAACACCGACTGACCATCAGAGACAAGTCCTGTTGGGCCACCGGGTAGTCCTGACGGGATAAGGATTTGCGCCTTGGCACCACGGAGAGCCCCTACACGGATGCTCTGGCCTGCTGGGATGACCACATCTGCGGTCTGGGATTGTTGGAGAAAGGGCATTTGGTAGCTCCTATGGGGTTAAAACGTCTGGGCGAAGGGCAAAAACCATCGTAGGCTGCGTTTTTGGGTCCTTGGCTAGGGGCTGGCATAGGTTTGGGGCCATTGCAGCCCCAAAACCAGCCATTTAGATACCGATGGTATCGGGGTTACTTGCCGTTTTTGGGCTTGAGCACGACCTTGGTATCCTCTTCGACAGCTTGAGCAGCCGCTTTCGCATCAGCAGCGTCTTTTTCAGCCAGCTCGAGTTGCTCGACTTCCCAGTCTTCCAAGAGCTTCTGCTCTTCCTTCTCGTTCTGAACGAGGACAGCCCCGATGCCGGGTGCGCGTGTGATCCATTTGGGGAACATGGTGTAATCTCCGTGTGTTGATAAAGTGTTGAGGAGTACTCAGGGTCTGGCGGTGGTGGTACTCCAAGGGCTTAAAAGCTGCCCTGGAGTACCACCACTTGAGCCTATCAGTTGGAAGGCGTCATGCCGAGTGGGTCAAGAACAGCCCAATCCACCACGGTGATCGCTGTAGCATTCGCGTTCATGTAGATGGTGAAGGAGCCAACAGCAGGCACCACACGAGCGACGTACAGAGCAGTACCGTCAGCAGCAGCTTGACCGATGCAGGCCCAGATTTTGGTACTGGCATCGACTTGTGGGTGAGAGATAGTAACCGAGCCAGCAGCAGCAGCCACAGCAGCGGAACCCTGGAGGGCGAGCGTTGTGGTGTTGCCAGCAGTCGGCAGAGCAGCGGAAGCAGTAGCGAGGCCTTGAGCAATGAGAGCAGCTTCAACACTGCTAGCGAAATCAGCGACAACACCAGCGGGATAGCCCATATAGGCGCGACCAAGAAGAACGGACATGATGTATTCCTTGAAAGATTGATGAACGAATCAGTGGGGGCCGAAGCCCCCACAACGACTTTAGGTCGCGTACTTGACAGACAGCTCTGGGTACGTTGCAGCCCAACCGAACAGCACGTCGAGACGCATGATGCTGTTGTCGTTGACACCGTCGTAGAACTCAGTGACCTTCACGGTGAAGCCCTTGTAGGTTTCCTGAGCCACGTCGATGACGCCCTTGCCACCTGGAGGAGCCCACATTGGCACCATCGCCAGAGTGAAGGCATCCTTGTGGAAGCCGACGTTCGCTTGGTACGCACCGGACACAGTACCGAAGATGACGAACGGAGCACCAGTGGTCGGCGAAGCGGTAACGTTCTGGAACGCGCCAGAGGTAACGATCGCAGGGCTGATAGGCAGCACCGTTGCAGCAGCAGCCACGTCAGCAGTGACCACGAACTGAGCCAGCACGCCAGTAGACACACGTGACTGAGGATTAACCGCGAACACACCGGGGAGGGTGATCACAGATCCACGAGTGATCGTGCCTGCCAAGCCCACAACAGTGATGTTCGAACCTGTCTGACCAGCACCGTTGATGTTGGTGCCTGCAACAGCTTGCGTACCGTTCACGTGAGTATCAACGTTCTGGTCCATGGCGTAAGCCAGACCCAGCGAGTCAACCATCATGCCGGAGCCGAACTGCTTGCTGATCTTGTCACCACTGTTGAACAACCCTGCGAAACCTTGGATGGTTGCAGCGTTGAGCGCAGGAGACATGATCAGACCACGACGCTTGTCGCGAGGAGCAGCCATTTCGTCCAAGCGCTGGTTGATACCCGTGATAGCGGCGAGCGCCAGAGCTTGAGTGTTGGGCAGCGTGCCGGGAGTGCCGAGGGTGTTGAAGGTAGCTTGGCGAGCCAACTGCAGACCCTGACGGTCAATCTCGTTGGCCACGGTAGCCAGAGCAGCTTGCAACTTGTCTTCGAGCTTCTGCAGGGACAGAGTGCGTTCCAGCGAAGTGAAGTTCAGGTCGCAACCACCTTGGCTCAGGGTCAACGGGGTTGTGGTTTCAACCGTTGCTTGAGGCAGTGCCACGCGACCAGCACGGTACGTGTAGCGAGGAGGACGCTTGATGTTGATGGTTTGACCGGGCGAGTAGCCACGGGACTGGTTGCCCGTGAACTCATCTTCCCAGTCGCGATTGACCATGCCCGCGAATGCGACCATGTTTTCCAGAATTGCCAGTGATTCTTTGGCAACGATGGAGCAGGTGACAAGAGTATTCGTCATG